GAAACCTATTTGGCTCATGATTCGGTGTCCCGTTCTCAAATTTCACTTCTCGACAAAATGACCCCTAAGCATTTCAAATTCAGCCGTGATAACCCATCGGTCAGGAAACAAACCCCTGACATGCTCATTGGGTCCGCTGTCCATAAATATTTCTTCGAACGTGACGAATTTCGTCAGTGCTACCTGACAGCGCCAGAATTAAATTTGAGGAAAAAGGCCGACCGAGAAGAAATGGAAATCTTTAAAGCCGATGCAGCTCGTATAGGCCAGGAGGTTCTTACTAAGGAACAGATGGCTAAAGTTGAGGCAGTCGGGGACGCTCTGCACGCAAATAAGGCAGTATCAAGTTTAGTTTCAGGGGGAGTTACCGAGCGCAGCATTTTCCGGCCGTACAACAAATTCACTTTAAAAACTCGGCCTGACTATTACAAGGAAGAATGCAATACAATAATTGATCTAAAGACCTGCAAAGACGTTTCCCCGAAGGGTTTCCTTAGATCAGTGATCGACTATCAATACTATGTGCAAGACGCCTACTACGTTGACGCTGTGGCGCATTTCAGGGAGGCCAAGCCGAGATTTCTAATCGTAGCCGTAGAAAAAGAGCCGCCATACGAATCAGCAATCTACGAGCTGGAAAATTCTTTTCAAATGGTAGGCCGAGCTACCTATATTCGGGCTCTGGCTTTAATTCAGGAGTGCATGGATAAGGACCAATGGCCAGGCTACCCAGATACCGCAATTGATTTACGGTGTCCCGATTGGCTCTGGGAAGGTTTTAAAAAGCAGGTCCGATCAGAATATTAACCTACTCCCGATTAGACTACGCCAATGCAGTGACAAAAAAGGTTGCGTTAATGCTGTTACTGTGGAAATTTTAACACACAACAAATGACATTTTAGGGGACGGGTATGGCTGGCCGAGGTAGGCCGAAATCCGAGAATCGACAGATTGCTCGTATTCCGGTCAGTGGTGAGATTTTCACGGCTTTTAGAAATGATGCAAGCGCGCTCGACTTACCGACGACTTATCTTTATCGGAAAGTAGCTGAGTATCACATGCGATTGTCTGCAGCTGAACGTAAAAAGATTTACTTCGATGAGCCGACCAGGGAGGCAGATAGTGATTGAGCCAGTAGTGGACGAAAAACAATCGACAGGCCTCGGTGAGCTATTTAAGGCATTGGCTTTAGCTCACATGAAAATCAAATCTCCTGGCTTCGACAAAGAGGCCAAAATACCCATGAAAAAGGGAGGGTCCTTTAAGTTTAAATACTGTTCCCTAGGCAATATTCAGAATGCTCTAAGAGAACCGCTGTCAGAACAGGGGTTAGTCGTCATGCAATTTCCCAGCTCAAACGGCAACAAGGTTTCGGTCGAAACTGTGATAGGGCATTCTTCTGGCCAATTTATTTCTAGGACCGCTGTTATCACCGCTGCCAGCACTGACGTTAAAGATATTGGCGGTGCAATAACTTATCAAAAAAGATACTCGCTAGCTGCAATATTCAATCTAACGGCTGACGAGGACATGGACGCAACGGCTGTATCTGCTACTTATGTTGGCAATCCCGATCAGAAAAAATGGCTCAATGATAAATTGCAAGAGGCAGGCGTAACGAAAGACGACATGGTGGCATTCCACAACAAAATGATTGATGGCAAGTTACCAGCTTCAGACCAGTCTATTTTTGCATTACTCGAGGACGAAAGACCATGACAGAATACACGCCACCACACCCCCCAGGGGAAGGAAATGACTTGCCTGGCTGGGTCCACTACAAAGAATTGCCAGCTGGTGAGCCTGTCACTCTGCATATTTTTCAAGTAGTGAAACAGGCCGACGACGATTCATCTTTCATGACTAACTGCAAGATTCTGTCAGGCGAATTTGCAGACAAGACTGTCAAACTCTGGTGGCGTAGGCACAAGAAAAATGGAGGTAACAGAACAGATTTTATTGCCTTCGTAAAAGCACTGCATCCCGATAAATGGCGTAACGAAGAACCGATACGCTCACTTCATTTTCACGATAAATATTTTCAAACCACACCGAAAGACATAGGTGAGTTTCGGCTCTTTACAAAATTCAGTGAAATCGAATTGCCGCCAGAACAGGACATAAACCCCATAGCGTATTAATGAGGACCTTTATGTTTGCACACAATCGGCCAGGGAAACTACTGGCCGAAATTGTTCTTTTTTGTAAAGCGATGCCTTTGGCCAGGCCGAGGGTAGGCAAGGCATCGCATGTCTATCAGCCATTAGAAAATCAATTTGAAATGAGGAAACAGCTTCGGCCTTATAAGATGCACGACCCTATTGATAAACCCTTCTGGCTAGAGGTCCACGCATTTTATGAAGCGCCTGGCTTTAGAGAATTTTCAAAACGTCCCTGTCAAAACTTCGATCTAGACAATGTCGTCAAGGCCGTCGCTGATAACCTCACATTCTCTGCAATTATAACTGACGACAAATGGCTCGAGGGCATCACTGCTAGTAAGCAATACTCAGTCGAGGACTATGTCCTAATCAGATTAAATGAGGTTATAAATGCAGCTTAGGGACTACCAGATGGATGCGCTTGGGGTCATGATAAGTGATCTTGATAAGTATCAGAGAATTTCTGCGGTCATGCCCACTGGCTCTGGGAAATCAATCATTGAGGTCGGGCTCATTGATAGCATGGTAAAACAGCTAAAATTTAACGAGTGTATTCTAGTTCTCTGCCATATCAAAGACGTTACAGTCCAACTCTACGAAAATTACAAAATACACTCTGAATTTAGGGACGAATCATTCCTGTGGTCTGGTGCCAGGAAACCCTTTTTTTCCTCAAAAATTCTATTTTCTACGATGCAGTCGGCCTCGGCTGACAAGCGAAGAATGCAGGGACCAATGAGTAAGACTGTGGTAGGCATTCTCATCGATGAGGCTCACCTGTTTGGCTGTAAAAGCTACATGAAAATCTGTGAAACATTTTACCCCACTGCGAAGGTGATAGGTTTTAGTGCTACTCCTTTCCGAGAGAATCAATATTCATTCTCTTTATTCGACCACGTTTCATACGCCATCGACATACAAACCTTGATCGATCAAGGCTACCTCTGTCCCCCGACATTGATGCAAATGGCATTTCCTGATACGGATTTTGGCACACGGTTGGCGACAATGGTGAAAATCTGGAGGGAACGGGAACGACAAAGGAAGCTAGTCTCAATAGTTTATCTCCCTACCATTGACATGGCAATGGAGGCCAGGAATGTTTTTGGTGAGGCTGGCGCTAGAACAGGATTTGTTGAGGCCAAAACTAATGAGCGAGAAACTGCCTCGACATACCGAAAGGCTCGTCAGGGTCAATTAGACGTTATTTGCAACGTCAACAAAATATCGGTTGGTATCGACATTCCCAGCATTGGTGCCGTTTTTATGCCCTATCCTACTGGCTCTGTGGCTCAATACCTGCAGCGCATCGGTCGAGCCCTCAGAATGTTTGAGGGGAAAAAAGAGGCGCATATATATGTCATGTCCGATGCACCCAGCATAAAACGTGGTGACTGGCAGAAAATTCATGATTTCGCCTTGGGAGTAAAAAAGGACCCGACTACTCCTGGCGAAAAACTTATGGACGAATATGACTTCCTAATGCTAGATGAGCTGGGCAATAAGGACCGCATAGCATGGACTATGGAGGCTATGAAGGCAGTTGAGATTCTAGAATCAAATGGCCTGCCAGAGATTTCCCAAATTATCGCCAGCAAACAGTTTCCCAACAAATATGCGAAAGTCATAAAAGATATCATTAAAAATATCGAAAAACCCAAACCATCGAATGCTGGTGCTATCAGTCCTCTACAGAAAAAACTGTTGATCGAAAGATTCAAATTCAAAGAAAATCATGTGAAAAAGCTGGGCAAGGGGGAGGCCACCGAGCTGATAGCTGGCATGTTAAAATTTCATAGTCGGTCACCATATGTTATTCCAACTGGTCCGATGGCAGGGAAACACTGTGCAGACGTGCCAGGTCTTTACAAAAAGAATGTGAAGGACCCAGCCGTTAAACAGATTTTATATAAGTGGTATCGTGCAGGGAGGCCGAAGTCCGATGTTTAAAAATCCGCTGTCTGTTTTAGGCTCATACATCATTTTTTTAGCAATTCTTATCATGCTTGGCGTAGGTTTTTTGCTGGGGAACCTAGCACACGACCACTTATTTTGAGGTATTCTGCTTAGGTTGTATAAGATCATATCTACTAATTTAGGAGGTTTTATTATGACTAAAGTTGAACAGAACACCGAAAAGAATAAGCTGGTATCTGTCGTTAATCCCATCGGCTGTTACCAAGTCCTGGTGGCGAATGCCAGCCCAGAGTATCTTGTGACCCTCCATAAACTGCTAGGCACCATTGCCGAAGCGGTTGGCGACATGAAGCCAAAGGCAGCGTAAACAACCGCAAGGTTTATAAACTAAAGAGTAGGTTTCGGCCTACTCAAATTGTTTGAAATAATCCTGATCGGCCTCGGCACCGTAGAGGTTTTGACCAGTCAGTCGGCCACCTTCCCTGCCATAATACCGAGTGTAGTCACCCCAGTTTTTTTGCCTTGCGAAGTCGTCAACTCCCTCGATCATGCCGCCACCTTTCCTCAATGCCCAGGTAGCAGGCGTCCGAAATAGGCCTGTAGATTTCTCGGCTTTATCTGCCAATGCCTTGCCTGCAATATCCTTTCGGATATTCATTCTTGCGGCTGCATTACCAGGGCTATATTGCGAAACTCTATCGACTAGCTCCTGGTCCATCCATTTAGTTTCATTCGTAGACATGGTTTTTGACCTGGGGGAGGTCTGATATCCTGGCTGAAATTTGCCTTCCTTCTTAGTCAGATTGAATCTGTCCTGCACGCTGGTCAACAAATCTGTTTTATCTGCTACTGGCTTCATGGCCTCACGGTAAGCAGGGTTCTGATTCTTGAGGTTATCGTCGAGGAGGAAACGCAGCTTTTTCTTCTGGGCATTACTCGTATACATATCGGCATTATCCCAGTTCACATTCCGGTCTACTCTCGTCAGAATCTTTTTTAGATTGGCTTCAGATATTTTATCGCTGCCTACCCCACTCCTGGCGATTTCTGTTTTGGCCTTGAGCGCAGCCCTGAAAGATGCCCTTGCCTGAGTGTCGCCAGGCATCGGGACGAGGACGACTTCGTTTTTAGTTCGGTGCGATGTAGTTTTTATATCGGGTCCTGGCCGGAAAGTGCCCGGGGAGGTTCCCCGTTGGCCGACAGGTTCCCAAGGCAGCTCCAAACCAGCCTGCGGTTTCCTCTTTACGTTTTTGCGGCCTTTTATTTTCGGGACTACCTTCTGGACCACTACATCGTCGGCCACAAGTTGGCCATCTATTTGCTTGAATAAATCCTTTTTGTCTATCGTCGGGTTTTTATTTAGGTGGCTATTGGCGATGGCTTGTTCTGAATCAATAGCCTTTGATAGGTTGGTGTTCGCCTCTGCCATATGCTCGGCAGACTTCTTATAGCTTATCGGGTTATTAATCCTAGGTCGCATTTCCTTGTCTAGCAAACCCTCAACTACATCGGCATCGACACCGAATTTCTTCGCAACATTCGAGCCGATTTCCTTCGGACTACCTAGTAGCCGCTGGGTTCCTTTTACTACGCTATGGCCTAAAGCACCGCCACCCATTCCATAGAGCCCACTCTCTGCAGCGTCACTCAATTGGCCGCCTACAGTATCAGCTTCGGACGCACCTTGGCCGTAGACTGCACCTTCGGCACCAGCGACTAATCCCTGGCTGGCCAAAGATTCAAGAAATGGAACGTCTGCACTTCCAGCCATTCCGATACCAGCTCCAAGTCGTGGAGCTACCTTGGCAATCCCTGCGCCAGTCCCCATCCCAGTAGCAACGGTTCCAAAGATTTCGCCTGTGCCATGTAGGGCTGGGTTCTCGGCTGCCGATTCTCGGTTTATCTCCCTGGCAATATCCCGTCCGGTTTCGTAGTTTGTCGGTCCCCCTTCGAGGAGGGCTGCAGGGTCACCCTTCCCGAAATAACCTCCATACTGTTTAGCGTGCAGCAATTTCTGTAGGCGGTTTCTAGCTCTGGGGTCAACGGTGCTTAGATATGGTTTGGATATTTCATCATTGAGCCCGAGTGCCGACTGTGCAGAATAGGATCCGCCAGCCAGCTCGTCCCCCTGTTTGAAAGTCGCACCTTCGATGCCACCATACCCCAAACTTTCGCCACCTGAGTATTGCTCCTCTGGGGTAGGCTCGGTAATACGAGGACCAGTCATTGGCGTCCCCCCAGCCGACCGCCTCCTTTGGAGCTGTAGAAATCGTCTTGTTTGCTCTGGGGTCCTAGGCATTTTATTCTCCGATATTTAATAGCTTCTGGTATTCGGCTTCTTCCTCGTCCGTTAACGGTGCCTCACCGCCACCGCCACCGCCACCACTAGCCGCTGGCTGGGCTGGGATTTCATTAGGAGCTGGGAAAGTGCCGTCTGGACCCATCGGCACTGCACTATTATTTCGGACATACTCATTCATTTCCTGTTTCGCCAGAGTATTGCCCTGGTTTAGCCCTTCAATGATCGACTGCACTTGTTTATCGAACCCTTTAAGGTCACGTCCGACGAAACGACCAGGCTCAAATAAGTTTCCGACTTGAAATTCTAGGAAAATACCATGCATAGCTTGCTCATGCTGTGCAATTGCGTCAGCTCCTAGAACACTGTTCAAGAGTTTAAGCATGGACCGACCTAGGACTACCTTCTGGTCGCTGTCTTTAGTCTTGCGATACTGTCCAAGTGAAGCCTTGAGCTGCGTTCTAACGTGTTCGGCACCAGCGATTTTCCCCATGAAGGTATCGACATATTTCTTGTCGCCTGGTGATAGATATTTTCCAGAGGAAACGTCCCGTAGAGTTTTATTGTAGCCATCGGCAATTTTTGTGGCCTTCTCAGATGCATTTTTGCCCTCAATCCCCTTAAGGCGTCTGAGTTTCAGCTTGTAGTTTCGGTCCCGTTCTTTTTGGAGCTGGTATTGCTGAGATAGAGGCAATTTTTTTAGCCTCATCCTTAAATCCTTGGTGTTCTTAAACTCGTCCAGCTTTAGTTGATTGGCTTCGTTTCGGATGAGCGCACCTTTATTCGTAGCTTCAGCGCCTTCATTTCTAGTCATTTTCCCTTGGAGGTCTGCAGCCATGCCAGCCCTGAGCAATGGGTCCTCTTGCATTTTATAGCGTTCAATTGCATTTCTCAGCTCGACTTGATACGGGTCTTTCATCGTCGCAGCTGTGTTTGTGCCATAGAGGGCATCGACATGCCTAGCCCAAGGCGTCATGTCCAGATTGCTCAGGTTTCTTTCAGGAGCTACAAACTCCTTTTTCTTAAAGAGCCCTGCCAACTGTTTCAGCTTAGTCAACTTGTCGTCAGTGCCAGCGCCAGCGCCAGGCATGACGGGGTCCTTCTCAGTGATCTTTATCGAATCTGTTTGCCCGTTCTTACCCTGCATGCGAATCGAACCTGTGTCATTCTTGAAGGTGTGGGTTTCCACTCCGTTCTTTTTCTCGTAGGTTTTACTCGTATTATCGTTACGAGTAGTTTCGATGCCTTGCTCATTCAGAGCGTCTGCAAAGGTTTGCTCATGGCTCATAGGCTGCATTTTATCGCCTCCCTTTTATCGTCCGATGCCTTGTGGCTTATTCTGAAATCTACGGTCTAGTCCGGCCTGACCTGTGCCTGGCCTTGCGTCATATTGATTGACCGAGTTTTGGGATGGCGGTGCGCCTATTCCAGGGGTTGTCGAGGTCAGGGCTGTCGGAGCTGCAGGTAATGGCGTCCCCTCTTTATCTTTATAGGTTACCCTTTTTTTTCCAACTAGGCCTGTCTGGTCCTTGTCTGCTACTGCGTCTGAAGCGTCCGAACCCCAGTCCATACCTGCCATTTTGCCTCCCATTTCCATACCTGCCATTAGGCCAGTATTGAAACCCTGACCTGCAGCGCCAGACCTAACCTCTTGAGGAGCTACACGCTGACCCTCATTAAAAAATACAGCGTATTTATTCGCATGAGCTATCTGACGTTCGTGAGCCCGTCTGGCTGCACGTTCCGCCTGCTCTTTGGCCAGGCCTTGCTGGTGTCCTAAACCTGCGCCTACCACGGCACCGCCAAGGGCTGCATAAGGGTTTCCGCTAGCTGCACCAGCCGTAAATCCCGACTGTGCGCCTTGCTGTGTATCTTGAGATGCCATGATATATTCCCTTTCCTAAGAGGTTACTTCGCACTTAAAATCTGACCCTGCTTGTCCCATTCGGTAAATTTAGCATTGTAGGCGTCTGTCTCGGCCTGTCTTTTTCTGTCCGCGCTGTCTTTAGCGTAGGCATTTTGTGATTCGACATTGGTTCTAGTAGCGTCATTTTGCTGATTCGATAGATATTGGTTGGCAGCTGTTTGTTGCTCTGCATTGTATAGGTTCGCCTGGTTTTGCTGGCCTGCCAGATATTGGTTGGCAGCTGTTTGAGCCTGAGTATTCTGTGTCATTGCCTGGTTTTGCTGATTCGCCAGGTAAGCATTTTGCTGGTTTTGCTGGTCAGACAAATATTTTGCTTGTTGGTTATCCTGTGAGGCCAGGTAAGCATTTTGCTGATTTTGTTGACTGGCTCTATCGGCTTCGTTTGCTACCCTTTGATCGGCACCCCACAATGTACCTCTATTCGCAGTATCGGCATTGGCCATATTAGTTTGATAGAGGTTCTGCGCCTCCATTTCGTCGTATTTTCCGAGCGCACCTTGCCTGCCCTGAATTTTATTGCGATTGAATTCTGAAGCCATCGCCATTCGGTCTGCAGCTGTCAAACCGCCAGACCTTTGCATAGCACCTTCGGCCGTAGCCTGGCCGCTGGCTGTCGATGCGTCTATATCCTGCAACGCATTTCTACGATATGGGTCAAAATTCATGGCGTCCTGCATTTGGAGGTCGCCCAGCTCTTGATAGCCACGCTCGTCTACATCGTAGCCAGTCGTGTCGTAGCCCTTGGTATCGTAGCCTCTCATCTTATCTGGGTCTAACGAGGAAATGCTATAACCTCGCTGTGCGTCTGGGTCCAACCGAGATATATCGTAGCCCTTCAAGTCGCCATGATTGATACTGCCAATGTCATAGGAACCGTCCGCTGTAACCGCATTTGCAAAGGTAGGCATATTCGAAGTGTGCATATCGTAAAAGTCTTGCTTGGTAGGACCTGCTAGGCCGCTACCTGCAGTTCTTTGATTCTTGTTCGAGGGGTTCTGTTTCATTCGGTCGTGCATATCCTGTGTGGAACGCATGCCAGTCACGCCTTCAGACAAATCGCCAAGGCCTTTGGACACAGGATTGTTCGATACAGAGACTGTAGTAGCTTCTTCCCGATCTTTTTTACTTGCCATTTGGCTGTCCTCCCAGATTTTTTCGCATATTAATTATGCCGCTATCCGCTGCACCTTTGAGGACATAGCCGCAATGCTCTGTGTAGATTTTATAATTTTCTCGCCAGTTCTTGTTTTCTCGATTGACGCTGCAGCTCAAGTGATTCACTCCTAGCCGCCTAGCTTCGGCAATAGCAATTGCTTCCAAATCTTTCCCATGACCCTTGCCTCTGTAGTGAGGCATAACGAATATATCAGCAATATAGATCTCGTCGTCCTCTACATGCGTATCGTAAGCAATGAAACCGTAGGGTCTGGTAACCAGCACTCCCCCAGAAGTCTCGTCGATGTATTTCTGAAACATTTTGCCGAAACTTACCACGGTCCACTCTCACTATCACCGTAAGCCTCGTCCAGAGCCTCAACGTCCATTTCAAGTAGGCTGTCCTCATTGTCGTCTGTTAATCGGGACACGGCAGAGATGAGTTTTTCGGATTGGAGGTTTAGTCTTTCGAGCATGGTATCGGCCATCGGGTCCCCCTCCTTCTCCATTATCGAAAACTTCGCATGAGCCAAAATAAATTGGGGTTTTAAACCCTTCTCGAGGATATCGCTATCGTCCACTAGTCGCCTTGCCTGTCTAATATAAAACAGCTTTACGTTACTTGTAGTGGTTTCCCTAAAATCTGGGAAAATCTGCAGCTCTGGTCCTGTGTCTTTATTCATCAAACGATAATGGTAGTGGTCGTCAGAGTGAACGGCAGCGAATCTTTCAAGAGGCAGTTTCTTGATTTTGTACCAACGGCCGCCTGCCGTAGCATTCTGATCGAAACCGTTTTTATCGTAGTAGAGCCCTCGTATTCTGAGGTCGTAAATATCCGATGGGAGGGCTACTAGCTTATCGCCTTCGGTCAAAGAGGCATCTACGCTAGTCAGGAAAAAGTCACTAAATGAATCTATGATTAACTGTTCGGCATCCTCGATGGCGTCATCGATGTACTGCACGATTTCTGGTTTAGTCACAAAATTCTCTGCGTGCAACTCCTGGTCATTCTGAATTTTTGTTACCAGCCTGTTTAAATCCCATACCATCGTCAAATCCTTTTAAGGGCAATTGGGGGAACACCAGCTATCAAAAAAAGTTTACCATTAAGGTCCTACCTCCGTCTGGTAACGGCTTACCGTTAGAAGGCGGCATATTCCTAGAATTCAGTTGACCCAAAACACCTGAGCGTCTTAGTCCGGCCTCACTCTGCATAAATCCGGCTGTAGAGTGACAAGCTACACAATATTCAGATAAAAGTCCTTGCATTTGAGCATAGGAAATGCGCTGGCCAGGCTTGGGTCCAGGGTCAGGCGGCTGGCCTGGCTGTTGCTGTCCTGGCACAGGCACCTGTTTTTCTATCACTCGGTCCTCACCGCCACAGCTTATAAGAATCAAAAAGCAAAATACTCGAAACATTTTAAAATCCCCCTCTATAATGAATCGTCTTGAAATAAAAGCATTTCTTCAACAAAGGTATCGAACCCGTCAACAAACACACTCAGGGGGATAGTGCCTCCCCCTAATACGTTACCAAAAACTTGGGAGCTGACAGCTGTTCCCCTAAGACGATTAATACACTCAGGCAGGTCGAGTAAGGTGTACGAGCAAACTTTATTTGCGTCTAGCTGATCTCTAAAAGGACCAATCAAGGCACCGTTAACAGGGTCCTGTGCAGCTGGGCTTATTCCCAACTCGTCGAGGGCTCTGCCAAAATCAGATTGTATTCTAACAATCGTCGCAGCAATAGAATCGGGATTGCTAAATATCTGCACTAGGTTTTTTTCTGCAGCTGAGAAGGTGCTAGACCGATTAACATGGTCACGAATCTGTCCGACGAAAGGAATAAAACCAGCATTATGACAATTACTGCACGCACCCAAACGGATGGTTGGGTCAACGTCTGCGGACTTTAAATCGACCACTATATCATTAGGTGCATTACTGGCTGCCAAACCGCCAGCCTCTAGCCGTACTCCGAAAAGCCCATTTTCCAAGGAGTAAAAAATCTCTCTTGCAACGTCCTCGAAAATATTTTCACTCTGCTGTACTCCCCCAGCATTGGCCATTTCTGCTACGAATGGATTTTCGAAATGATTCTGAGGGTCACCTAATGAGCTGTCGAATGAAGTAAATACATAACCATCGTCCGATTCTAGGATTTGATAGCCACGGCTCTTGTTCAAACTTATTTGGCTGGTGGCATTCGCCTCATACAATGCAGATTCGTCGTCGTATTCTTGTTGGACGTTAACGCCAAGACTTGCGAAGAACAGATCAGTTTCCAACGGCTGTTCGATCAGCGTGCAGTACACCTTACATCCATTATCGCTTAGAGCGTCAGCCTCCATAACCGAGGTAGCAAATGAGGCAGCGAAAATATACGGCCGTTTTTTCTGGGTCAGAAATTGTATATTCTGATTTCTAATTGTGTCTGATATGAAAAAAAGCAGGTCTACGCTCTCGATAAGAGCCCAGTCAGCCTTAGTCAAATCGTAGTCCTCGAGAGACAATCTGTAGATGCAATCTGAGGTTCCAATCGGTGTAGTTTTTGATAGCTTCGGGTCAGTAGAAATACCGTTGAGCAGCTTGTCTACTCCTAAAGCAATCTCCCCCTGATCGCCTAGCCCTGCATTGTAAAAGTCGCATCCGACGACATATGCAGCGTCCAGCCTGTCATTGTCTGAAGGCAACGCCTGCAAATCTAATAGAATTGTGTCCTCTAAAGTCGATAGATTTACAAGGCCTGGCCTACTCGGTGGCTGTACTGGAGGGGGAGGCACTGCAGGGGGAGGCGGTATAATATAAGGTGCCACCGACACCTTTTTAGAAGGTTTCGTACAAGACCAGGCTATCAGTAATGAAGCTAATAATATGATCTTGTGCATGTTTGACCCCTCATTTTAAGATACACAGATTAATCGTATTCCTATTGTTATCGTCACAATCATAGGTTTCTTTGCATTCTGTCTCAGAGTATACTATATCACCGTTCCACTTGAAAATGTAGGCGCAGTAGCCATAGTCGCCTGGCTTGTCATAGTCATCCTTGCCTTGCTGATAGCCATCGTCGTAGCCGTCATTTTTTCCTTTGTCGTAACCGCCATCGTAGCCGTCCTTTTTTCCCTTGCCGTAGCCAGTATTATAGCCATTATCGTAGCCGTCTTTTTTCCCCTTGTTATAACCGCCATCGTAGCCGTCCTTTTTTCCCTTGCCGTAGCCATTGTTGTAGGCCTTGTCATAATTGTCTTGGTAGCCGTCCTGGGCTTTTTTGTAGCCGTCCCGATGCCCTTTCGGATACCAATCATTCTTTCCCTTGTTGTAACCGTTTTGATAAGCCTGGTCGCAGTAGCCATTCTGAGCGTACTCGGCTGATACCGTTGCTGGTGTTAACGAGAATAGTGAAAGTGCCAAGATCAAATAACGCATAATAAGGCCTCCTATGGTTTAAGTAGCGTCATCATGAAAATACACGTTCGCATAGAATTTTGCATCAAATGGTAGGCGTACTCTTGCAGCTACCTTAAAGCCAGCTGGTATCTCGTCAACGTAACCAGGGCAAATCATGTTTTGCTCGGTAGGATGAATTTGCCATTCTTTGACATATTTTTTGTCTGGAACCTCAATGAATTCACCCTCATTGTCGGGGTCCGGCATTTTTACAATAATATCGAATACGCCACCATAGGTCGGGGTATCAATCCAAACCTTAGTTCTTGCCAGCTTTAAGGCCTTGGCGAGAGTTATCTCAATATCTGTTTCTTCATCGGCTACCACTGCACCAGAAATGCCCAGTCCACAAAATTCGTGTCCTGCGCTGTCCATAAACCATGTTGAGGTTACCCTGGCTGGGTCTTTCCCAGAAATGTCGATGAGGCCTGCATCGTAAAAATGTGATTCTTTCACATTCCAGCGATACTGCCTTGTCTCATACTCTGCGATTGATGACAGGAGCGTATCGACAATTGAATAGGTATTCGGGTCAGGATTTGTAAGTCCTACACCTGGAACACCGAATGATGTATTTAGCAAGTTATCTGAGATATTGATGAGCGCTTTAACGGTCATGTGACCCTCCACAGAGTAAATCTATTATTGAGCATATTTGCGTTCGCTGCGTTTGAAATTTTACCGTAATACAATTCAATCGTGTGGGTCAGGCCACCAACGCCAATTGTAAAAGGGACGTGTGGGCTAAGATCATTGTCGTTATTTGGGTCTTTAGTCTCGACTTGACTAATAAATATTTCTACTGCGTCTAATAAGATTCTTCGAAACCCGAAGGAAGTACCGTTATCTACAGTCATTTGGCTATGGGATAAAAGAATGTAGCCACCAGCTGGCAAGACGCCAGTTACTAAGCTGTGATACAAAACGCCAGGCAAGTTTGCGTTACTCGATTCAACGGCTACCTTTGAATCTGTTTCATAATTGCCACCGAATACTGGCAGAGTATCAATGTCTTGCTTCTGGTCTATCAGCTCATTAATTTGTTCGGCTGTAATATGCAGCGCCAAGGCTGTCGCATCTAAATGTGATGAGGCCGAAGTGCCAGCTACTCCTCGAACAACTGTCATGTCGTTTCCAGAGATAGCCGTGACTTCTACCAATTCTGATTCGATTGCTAGATATACTGGCTTTAGTGGGTCAATCGCTGCAGGACTTTCATTAACAGTAAAAGTTGTTTGAATATTTGTTACAGCTCCGTCGAGCGTCAGGCCGTAGTCATTTATGCCCTTGTGATATATAGCCACCTATTTTGCTCCTTAAGCAAAGAATAATATTCCACCAGTTTTGGGACCAGCAAAGACGAAAGAAGAATTATTAAAATCATTATCGGTTCTAGTGTACTCCGATGGCGATAGCTGGACGATGGGACCAGTCGTAGCTCCTGTCCCAAATTTCTGCGTATTAAATTTAAACTTGTTAAAACGAATATCGTCGAAATTAAATGTCGTTTCGAACACTTGAGCAATAGGCAGCTCACCAAAACCATGAATTACGTCTACGGTCGTTTCAGCTGTGAAAAGTGCATTAAGTTTCTTAACTGATATTCCATCTGCACCGTCTTCGCCATCTGCACCTTGGTCACCCTGCGGACCTGTAGGACCAGCAACGCCAGGGACACCCTGGTCACCTTGAGGTCCAACGTCCCCCTGTATACCCTGTATACCCTGTATACCCTGTATACCCTGGTCACCTTGAGGACCTGTTAATCCTATCGGTCCTTGCGGTCCAACGTCCCCCTGGTCACCTTGTATTCCCTGAATACCTTGTATACCCTGGTCACCCTGGTCACCCTGGTCACCCTGGTCGCCTTGTACTCCCTGTATTCCCTGAATACCCTGGTCACCCTGGTCGCCTTGCGGACCTTGCGGTCCTATCGGTCCTTGCGGTCCAACGTCCCCCTGAATACCCTGAATACCCTGGTCACCCTGGTCGCCTTGTATTCCCTGAATACCTTGGTCACCCTGGTCACCTTGGTCGCCTTGTATTCCCTGAATACCCTGCGGACCAATCGGTCCAGTTAATCCTATTGGTCCCTGTGGTCCAACGTCACCCTGGTCACCCTGGTCACCTTGAGGACCTTGAATACCCTGTATTCCCTGTATACCCTGGTCACCTTGAGGACCAGTCAATCCTATAGGTCCGATAGGTCCTTGCGGTCCAACTGGTCCTATATCTCCGGTCGCACCAGTAGAGCCAGTATCGCCTTTGATACCCTGCGGACCAATATCACCTTGCGGTCCAGTGTCACCAGTATCACCCTTGTCACCCTTGTCACCCTCGTCGCCTTGCGGACCCTGCGGACCTGTAGGACCTGTAGGACCAGCTATTCCAACCGTTGCACCTGGCGGTCCAGAAGGACCCCTCTCACCAGAATCTCCGGTTTTACCAACAACGCCACCAATTTGGTTCGCACCATATAAAATGTCGTCATGCACCAGGAGGACTGCCTTGATTTTCTCGACGACACGATAAATTTTTTCCCTTAGAGCCTCATCCTTAATAGCTCTAACGTCATCGTCGGCCAGGTCATCGGGGTCTGGTCTGTCTCCTAGATTCAGCGCAGTTCCGAATTCAGTCGATTCTAGAAATTCAATCCCAGATTCATCCTCCAAAACGGTAGCGATTTTTCTGGACGCCTTCTCATAATTGGCTGGCGTGTCCGTTAAGTCTGTAAATAGCGTCATAAGCTACCGCCTAGCTCGGTGGCTTTAGGCAGGCCTAGGGTCCTATCGCCTATCACCGTAAAGGTCAGAGCATAGTCAGATAACTGAATTTCCTGATCGACAGGAGCCCTCCCCATTTTAAAAGAGGCGTCCATTTCAATAATTTCAGTGGGTATCTCATTAATGCCATCGAATACTAGGAATGAAGCTGCAGCCTGGGTATGGCTGTAGATTTTTGTTATTTTCCTCCACTCTGTCGAATCTGGAAACTGGACGTAGTGAGCGCCATTTTCCCTGACATAAGTAGCAAAAAAGGCATTATCAGCTTGGCTGAAAGTGAGGTCTATTTGCACTGGCTGATTAGGTTGGTTCGCAATCCTCGTCAGCTGGACCCCAGTTACTCCCAGAGCTGCGGTGTCAATTGTCGTCACTTCATGCACCAATTGCTCGATGCCGAATTGTTTGTAGGTATTCCGAATGCGGCCTCTGGGGAACCTCCTCTTGTATGACACTAGGTAGTGACCGACCAGGGCTGCGTCCAGGTTATTGAAAAACTGAATTAGTGTGGGAGGGTAGCCTTGCTCATACCTCGTAATTAAAGGTGCGCCACCGCCTGGGTCATACTCTATCGTCGGCAATGGGTCTATGAAATGCTGATAGTTTATGCACCTTCCCAGCTTATGAGGGTATTCTGTATTCAGGTCATTCCAGCCCAAAGGCTGCAGCGATACCCCAGCTTCATTCTTGTCTACGAGGTTTATCGTGACCTTACTCACCCATTTCCGATAGGCCTTAGTTCCAAACGAATAAGCGACTGATCTTAACAATGGGTCAATCGGGACCTTGAAGCCAGTATCGGTCAGTGTCTCATAACATTCGTCGGCCGTGAGACTGCGCTTGTGTGTCAGGACCACGCTACCTGCTACGTCCCCTGCACCGTCATACCCTATTTCACCCCGATACATTGTCGATGCGTCCTCAGAGAACCAAAGAACCCTAGTCTGAAAAAGATCTTTCCTAAAGTTATATAGCTCGTCCTCTAGGTGTGGTCCGCTGGCTGTATAAAACGGCATTGATTTCGAAACGCCATAGTACAAGTCGCAAATTATCCAAATCGGTATGCCAGTGTCAGGGTCAATCGCAGACCAAAATATTCTTTTTGTAACTTCGTTATAGCTACCTCGTAGACTTTCCGTTCCTATTTCAAGTCCGTTCGGCAATATAGCGTCACGCCAAATCTGATAGCGTTCGAGCAAATGCTCAGTTACACGCATCGACCTAAGACCGTCTGTAAATATTATTCCGACCTTAGACCAGTAGAATAGACCTACATTAGTTTTAATAACCGACTGATTTGAAATGCAGCCAAACTCATCGCTGACCGTCCTTTGAAAGACCCTCCCATTACCTGTCGCATCTTTTTTACCCTCAAGACGCCAAGTTGTATTCTCGGTAAAAACTATCGGTTTTTCGAGGAATGACGACAGAGCTGTCACTGGGTCCTCAAAATCAGAGAAAAATAATGATGGCGATGAGCTAGGTATATCTGGTGCGCTCTCATAGACCCTTGAAGCATTGTTTATGATATTTGCATAGTACGCCTTACCTTTGATGACTTCGACGAAGTGAGCGCCTTGTGGTAAGCCCGAATAAAATGACACACCGCCATTAAAATATGATTGAGCGTAGAATATAATATCTCGGTCGTAGGTCTGGTCATGGAGGACAGTAAAGTAGCCGTAGTTCTCCCCCTTCCAGTCAGTGGGGTCAAATATCGCAGCGTCTTTCATCACTACTGGCCTAAAGAGGTTTGTTTCGTACATATCGTAATAGACAGACCCAGTATTTTCTGTCCTAGAAAAGACGGCAACAATGTCGTTAAAGTCAAACCATTCGGCAGCGACTTCTGTAAATCGTTTGCTGATAGAGCCGTACAATGTCGGTGCGACAACTATTTCTGAAGTTATTGTCGCTGGGTCGGTTCCCTGAACAGCTGGCAGCTCCCAGTATTCCACTAGGTTTGGCTCGGCAGTTATCTCAGATAGAGTATTAACTGATAAAATACTGGCAGGTCCTAAATTCTCCACAGTTTTTGGAATGCCATCGTCCAACTTCACATACGATTCTTTTAGATAATATGCATAACTATAGAAATAGGAACCGACACTATCTGGCAGGGACGTATAAAAACCCTCGTCTGGCGAATTGCTAAAAGCATTCACTACGTTGAGTTTTTGCGTCAATTCAAACCTTAATCCTGGCTCTACATGGAACCCTATGCCGCTGTAATAAGCGTCCTTCCTTTCGGAGTATTCTGTCAGCGCATTTTTTATCAGGGTAAGATAGTCAGAGCCGAGTATTGGGGGAGGGGTAATACTGCTTTTATTCTGAACTAAATAGAGTACCCCAGATTTTGGGACGAAGAAGCCATTTAGATTAAACCGATCATTTATTACGTCTATATAGTCTACTACACCAAATTCATCGTAAGGTATGCCATCGACTTCAGGCACCTGAACAAACGCTATAAATTCAATTGGAACTAATACGCCATCTGCAGCAATGTCCCATCCATTTGTTGGTCCCGATCTGCGGTCGAGCCAGATATTTACATAGCGCCTAAAATCAGAACCGCCATCGCCATCTTTCCAGCGACCGTGAGTGAATAAAAAGAATTTGTAGTCAGAATCTAGTTTCAACATACCTGGGGTATCATTGGGCTTTAAGACAGGCTTATTCGATTCTTCTAGATATGTCGTCGGTAACTGTGCATCCCGAACCTTTGGTATGCTTGTGCTGCCATCCCAGAAATGAGTGATACGTTTTATTGTTGCTCTCTCTGTCGTGGGCTTAAAATTCTCTGGGTCTTCCATGTTAATGTCGTCTGGGTGATTCGCAAAGACTTTATCGTATGGCTCCGTTGCTATAAATGCCTCACCAGCGAATACCGACGACTTTAGATGGCCTCTGGAAGTCAAGGGTTCCCGATATGTAGATTCGGCTCCCCATTTGGCTTTAGTCGTCCCATCATTATTTTGGGTGGCTAAATCTTTGGTTAGATAGACCTTGTCGGATGACGCACCTAGAACAGTGAAGTTGTGTCCGGCTGCGTTAAGTGAATCTCGTATCGTCCCCCAAGTAGTTAGGCTATGAATATGCCCATCATTTTGAAAGAGCTGAAACTCTATGCGGACATGGCAAACATTGAATCGGTCTTTATAATTTGTGACTGTAGTGAGGTTTGGGTTATATATCCCTACCTCCTCAAATTCAAAATAAATATGATCTATGTGATTAGTATTAGTCCCGTCAAGACCCGTACTCTGCAGGTCACCCTCAATACCACCGCCTTTGTCGTCCTCAATTTTTACATACTTGTTAAATACCAAGGGCTCTTGATTGTAACTGTCAAAACCCTTGCAGGTTCTTATCGTTTCAATCTTTGTGGTCAGCTCGGTAGCCTCATCGTATGCGACGAGTGACCCTACGCTGGCTGCATAGTCCCAGCTACTAATTATCAGGCTGTCCTCTAGCTGGAATATTTGTTCAATAGCCTTGCCAGTCAACTCAGTGACGATGGGAGTTATCACGTCACCATTTGAATCACGCAAAATCTCAGACCCAAACCTATTAGATAGGTTATGGGTCTGGTGATCGTAAATCATATTGTGGCATAGGTCTTGGAACGTAGACGGTGCGTTTCTAATGTCGTCTGTAATGCCAGCGCCATGTGCGCTGACTTCCAGTATCTCCCATTTTCGAGGCATTGTATTCCTCCCGAATCAAATTTAAGGCAGCACAGTTCTAGAATGTGTAGCCATTATTTTGTGCTGGACCATCTGTGTAGGCTTCGGCCTGAACAGCTCCACCAATAATACATCCCTGAACGGCAATAGTGCCTAGGAAAGTTCCCGACTTGATAATGTTTGCTCTGCCAAGGGTGATATCGTGTGACCTGATGTTTATTAGTTCTGTTGAGCCAACAGCATTAAAATACCCAAACTCGAAAATACTCCCTTCGATAATGTCTACATCGAAGTTAAAACATGGAGTAGCTGCGTTATCTATATCGACATGATCTATCCGCATATAGGAGAACATAAAGCCACCAGTATTGGCCTTAACTATCTCGGTATTATTCCCTTGAGAGGTTATTGACTTAATCCAAAAACTGCTTTTAAAGCAGCCTTCATCTTGTAGCAACTTCCAAGCATTCTGATCCCTGTTTAAAGATATATGGCCTAGCTGTATATCACCTTTGTAAAATGGTTCTTCTATATTAAATGCCGTCGAAAGTCTGAATCCACATTTTTGCATATCGACTTTTCTGGTCGTGTGTTTCCAGCCCGATTCAAACTCTATGCCTTGCTGTGTAACCTCACCGCCTATTAGAAGAATATTTTCATAATAGTGGTTGTAGGCTTGTCGGGCTCCAATAAGATTCGCACCGTCCGAGCTAAGGACATTTACAGTTAAATCTTTTAAAATAATATTTGCACTATTGCTGCCGTCTACCCCCAGACCAAAATCATTGTCGCCAAAACTTGTGGTATTGGACTTGATGGTTAGATTCTGGAGGGTGGTGTATGTCTTTGAATCACCGGCCATTATTATATAGGGGACATTAGCTCTATCATACCCCCTAAAATTCCTATCAAGGTTCAATGTTGATGCGGTGGGTGTATCAATTATTTCATACTCATCACCATCAAGAGATATAAACTTACCTGTTTCATCTTGTGCTAGGGCATTTACAGACAATGTAATTAAGGTACTATTATATGTTGTAGTGGCTGTACCATGTGTTGCTGCGGCATCCCAATCCCTTCCAAAAGCATCAGAAAGCTGGCTGAATTGAGATTTAATATTGTAGTCGATCATACTAAAAGCAGCCGTTGATCCATTTGTAGATTCTTGAATTACTATAACGCCATCCCTTGATTCGCCAGTTATGCTTATGCCCTTGGGAACTACAATTCTAGCTGTGATAGTATATGTCCCATCAAGAATATAGACCCGATCTCCAGCAACAGCAGCACCAATGATAGCTACAATGTCATCTCCAGGGGAGATAACAATATTATATGGGACTGCTGACTGTTCACTTAACTCTGTCCAGTTGGCTATATCAGCCAGCAAAGATACGGCACCACTTTGATGGGTGATACTTGCCTTATAGATTTTATTTAAGGTCGAATCTGCACCGCCTGAAAAAACTACATCGTCCTCGTTATAGTCTGTAAGTACAGCCCACTCTTTTAGGCCTCCTACAGGATTTCCCTCACTTGTTAAACCAAGTGGAAAATCTGGGGGACCATCGGCTGCGGCATTGTTAATAGCATCTACGTTAATCACACTCATCTAAGCACTCCTTTATAAAACGTCCCAAAGGCCGCCAGCGTCAATGGTTACTGTGCCAGCAATTACATCTGATTTCGTAAGCAGGTAGCCACCACTCTCAATTGTTATCAGCTCACCAAAGGCGACAGTCATCCGAGGATGAAAGTGAGACACACCTGTAGGAATAGTTACTGGCTCACCCAATAGCCCTTGGATAAGATTCACTCCCCCGTCATCAAATTCTGCGCTAGGTGGCAGTTGAGCCGAGGGGACTATGCCCGAGCCATCTAATTCTGCCAGGCCATTGATAGCTCCTTTTAGAGAAGTATTTAGTTTCAGATCAAGAGCTGTCTGTGTCGCCAGGCTCACTGGCTTGTTCGCATCGCTTGTGTTATCGGCATTTGTTAGCCCGACCTGCGCCTTGGTTACAGCGTGAGGGTTATTTGTGAGGAAAGTGTGGTCGTAGCCTATTTTACCTCTGTCCCCACGATATGCAGTAGAGCTGGTTTCGCCAAGTGCTAGTGAAGCACTGATTTCGACATAGACTGACCCCGACCAGCGATAGGTTTTGTTATCGTCCAGGGTGACATATATTTTCCCTGTTTCCCCAGTGACAGGCAGGGACGCAAAATCTGCGTATTCCTCTACATCGTCAACGTATGATGGCAGTTGAGCCGCTGGCACCAGGCCGCCTGAATCTAATTCTGCTAGGCCGCTGGCAGCTCCCTTGAGAGAAGTATTCAGTTTCAGGTCCAGGGCTGTTTGCTGTGCTGTAGAAACTGGCTTGTCTACGTCACTTGTGTTATCGGCCGAACCGAGCCCTACCTGAGCCTTGGTAACCGCATGAGGGTTTAGTGTATTCCCTGTATGCGAAGTCAAGTCAGAATCGTCTGCTTTAAGGTCCAGTGCTGTCTGTGTCGCAGTGCTAACTGGCTTATCTGCATCGCTTGTGTTATCGGCCGAACCGAGCCCTACCTGAGCCTTGGTTACTGCATGAGGGTTTAGTGTATTCCCTGTATGCGAAGTCAAGTCAGAATCGTCTGCCTTTAAGTCAAGGGCTGTCTGTGTCGCAGTGCTGACTGGCTTATCTGCATCACTCGTATTATCTGCTGAGCCCAGACCAACTTGAGCCTTAGTTACTGCATGTGGGTTTAACGTCTCCCCTGTATGTGAAGTAAGGTCAGAATCGTCGGCTTTAAGGTCCAGTGCCGTCTGTGTCGCAGTGCTGATCGGCTTATCTGCATCGCTGGTGTCGTCGGCTGAGCCTAGTCCTACTTGAGCCTTAGTAACGGCATGAGGGTTATTTATGAGGAAAGTGTGGTCATAGCCGATCACTCCTCGGTCACCCCGATAAGCAGTCGTGGAGGTTTCGCCTAGAGCCAGCGCACCCATTAATTCAACATAGACTGTGCCTGACCAGCGATAGGTCAGGTTTGAATCAAGAGCTACATATATTTTTCCAGTTTCGCCAGGGTTAGGGAATGCGGCTAAAGTTGGAAATTCTAAAACATCGTCAACATATGAGGGCAATTGAATCGCAGGGACCTTACCGCCTGCATCTAATTCTGCCAGGCCGAGGTTCGCACCTTTCAGCGATGTTTCTAACTTCAAATCTAACGCAGCTTGGGTAAGATTTGAAATGGGTTTGTTTAAGTCTGTCGTATCGTCGGCAGAGCCTAAGCCGACCTGCGCCTTAGTCACCGAATGAGGGTTACCAATATCAGTGACATGGTTACCAAGCGTAGAATTTATATCGTTAAGAGCTATCTGTGTGGCATTCGATATTGGCTTATCTAAATCGGCAGTATTCTCTGCTACTGCTAAACCGACCTGCGCTTTAGTTACGCCATGAGGGTTATTAATGTCGGCTATGTGAAGTGATAAAGAGGCGTCAGCTGCATCCCACTGGGCTATTTGTGCGTCAGTGACCAGACGGTGAGTAGAATCTTGCGTTTGGCTGGCTAAAAGAATGGCCTTGCTGTCAACGCCATCATGCGTATGCGGACTAGATCTATTCCAGTTAAAAACAAAACTGTCCCAAAAATCCTGGTCACCCAGTTCGGGTATTTTATAACCTTCGTCTGTAGTAATCATAAAAAAACCTCATGGGAAGGGAGGCCGAAGCCTCCCCTTTTTTAAACCATTGATGGGAGATTGATTTTTGGAATGTTATGGATTGCGACTGCGCTCCAAGGGTTCGAGTAGATCCAGTCCCCGTTGCAAACAATATCCGTCAGGTAGCGATATCCTTGGGTATTTCGGACAGTATAGTATTTCAAACCGTCTGGACTTGTAAGGACGTTAAACATTTTAGCGCCACAATGGAAGTCCATGTGAGACTTCTTAACGCCTGCAATCCAATCGTCAGCCTGCTCACGCACACCGACTAGCTCGACACTTCCATGCATGCCACCAACGGTAACTGTGGAATAGCCAGCATAGTCAACTCGCTCTTTCACATTTTTGTAAGCGCCAGACGACAGCTCGAGCCCTAATAGACAGGCTGAAAAGTTCAAATATGACATTACAAAACATTCAGGTTCGGCCGCCAGCTGGTGTCCTTTCCGAAGTGCATCGAAAATTAAAGCCAGAAGTTGAGAACCCTCGACTGGGTTAGTTGTACCCCAGTCGCCAGTTCCGGCTAGGCCGCCAGCGTCATACTGAACCGACTGGCAGAAGGGGCTATCAGCCTTTAATTTCCCTGCGAAACTGTCACTACCGCCAGCCGAGGCTGGGAGCAACATATCTCTCATGGAACCAAACGCTTCATTCTGTCCGTTGTCAATGTAGATACTTGTCGTGTCGTCGTAGCCTGTCATATCAGCTGCACCGCCACCCCTGGTCGCACTTACCGTGAGTATTCCGGTGTTTTTATCAATCTTAGTGATATAGAAATCACCACTCGTATCGCCATCGGCAATATGAATTTTCAAACCGATATTCATTCTCTCAGGGTGTTCTACTTCGAGTAGGCCATCGTTTGCGCCTGCATATGCAGACCGTACTGAATCAAGGTTACCGCCATTCAGGATTTGAATGGAAGTAGTTTGCTTCATAAATTTCATCAACTGTTCGATTTGATTTGGGAGGATTTTTAAAAAATTTTGTTCTGAGACCATACCATGATCTAGAAATAGGTCCCTAGAGTTAAAAACCAAGGTCCCGTAGATTTCCTTATAGCCTGTCAGTTTTCCTCGAACGTAGCTCGCCTCGTCTATGTCCCCCTCTGCAGTTAAGCCACCCATCTTAACGCTGGAAGGTAAACTCTGTTGAAATGGAACGATCAAATCGCCGCCTTGCCAGGTTTTGATGACATTCGATTCTTTCATAAGCCAGTTCATATCACGAAAGGATTCTTCGAGAATATCACTGTAAACAAGGTACTCATTGAGCATTTGGTCGAAGGTGACCGTCTTTTGACTTGACATTTTATGTCACTCCTAAAATAAAACTAGCCAGCGCCAATCGTTGACGCATGCGCTCGCAGCTCGGCTAGTGTGTTAAACCGCTTAGTAGTTGGCGCTCCACTTCTACCCCGACCTAGATTTGGAATACGAGATACACTCGGTCCTCCGCCTGAATCTAGGGAGGTAGTAGTTGGTTCCCCAAACACTCCTTTCAATTTACCGTAGACCTCGGCCACAGAGACTTGCGGGTCAATGTAGCGTTTGTTCTGATAATACTGGAGGCTGCCGTACTCATTGACTTGCGATCTAAAAGCACCTTCCCCCATGCGCTGGTCAAATGATTTTGCGAATTCATTGACCTCTGGACTTGATAATGCCTGCTCCATTTTAATCCCATGAAGCTGTTGTTCCATTTGCTGAGATCTGGCTGTCTCACGTTGCAAATTTTGTTCATGCTGCCAACTGGCTGTTGACTGCTCGTATGCTCTTTCCGCATCTCTGGCCTGAGCCGGATTGTCGTTATGCTCTAGTATTTGAGTAGCCCTATCGAGAACCCATTTGTCGTTAAGACCCCATTGCCGTTGGAAGGCCATAGGGTCCTGGTCTTTGAGCTGATTAAGACGTTCAAGGTTAGTTCTGAAGCCTTGATTTTCATTTTGGGCCGCTGAGAATTGCTCTTGCAGCGAACCAAAATCTTTTTCGTAGCCATCAAGTCTTTCCTTGACTGCATCAAGGCCATGAGCCTTGGTGAAGGTGTCCCGTAAAAAGTCCTCGGTGTCTTTGTCAGTTATGACCGAATGCAGACGCTCATCAAACGAATGCTCCTCACCCCGAACCGTATACTGAAAATTCGGCTCATAGTCTGGTGTCTCTGCAGGGTCCGCAACACTTGGCTCTGAAACTGTCGGTTCCAAATCCGTTGGTTCGTTGGCGATTTCGTCACCTGTTCCCTCATCTACTGGCATTTATTCCTCCTGGCTGCGCTTGCGGCTAAGTTATTGTGAATTACCCGTCATAGGTAACTGTCCCGATATAGCTCTGACGTTGCCACCCCCTTCCGAGGGGTCCTGTCCTGTTTGCTCTTGATATTGGTTCCCGACTGCGGCCTGTGCTGATAAAGGCAGACCTTCAATTTTTTCCAGGCTAGTGCCTTGCTGAGATAATTTCTTGATAAGCCAGTCCATTGCTTCGTAAGGAACCCTTGCCCGTTGCTGTTTGCCTTTTTCAGTCGTTATATAGTAGTCGGCCGAAATCAAACCGCCTCCCGAAGGAATGAAACCTGCGGTCGCAGCCTGTGCCTCTTGTTGCTGCGCTGCCATAGATTCGGAATGTTTATCTACACGTTCTTGGAACGCCATTTGTATCTCTTGAGATAGCAAAGGGAAGTCGTTTTGGTTCATGCGCTGAGTGATTCTTCCCAGCATATACTCGTGATCGGTAGTTTCAAAGAAAAAAGGCATTTCCCCACGGTCGAGCGATAAAATAATCGCATCAGCCTGGTCCTTCTTAACGAGAAGGTCTGCCAAAATCGGTTCTTCATTAAGGAATGGCGTTTGTCTGACTAACTGGGCTCCGATTTCCGGTGTCATATTAGAGCCAAGGTATTGCATCGCTTGGCCGATTTGAATTGATTTGCCCATCATTTGAGAAAAATCGTCAGTCCGAGGCACGACCTTAACAATGTATTCCTCCCGAATACTTTTTCGAAACTCCTCAATATTCACAGCTTCGTTTTTTCCGACGATTGGAATAACTTTTTCGTCTGGGAGGTAGCGCCTACTCAGCTTTAACGAGTGCTCTACAATCTCAGTTATCAGCTTCTCAATCTTTTCGGCATAGAGTGAAAAGGCCATTTTCTCACGCATCGTTCTGAACAGCATGGCAAATGCATCGTTATCGGTTCCACTCTTATCGTTATTATGCTGTGGAACCTGCGCCACACGATACATTTCCTCAGTTATACGAGACATATATTCTTCATACTGGCGGCCGTCCCGTCCCTCAACAATTTTAGGCTCGGCACCTGTAAATTGTAGGCCTTTTAATCCATTACCAATTGCTGCAGTGGTCATTTTCGAGCCAGCACTGTAGAGGACCGTTGAGTGACCGAGTACAATTGATTCCTTGATAATGGCAGCTGCACACCTATTTATCTCTGTCTGGAAACCCTTACAAATTTTGACGACAGAGTAGGCTCTAGGATTGGCTGGCGATTCATCATACAGGGCTGAGAAAATGCAGAACCCGTCAGGCAGCTCACCCTCCTCGAGTATTCCATGAGAAGTAGCAAAATAGAAATATCCGTTTGGAAATTCTTGGCTAGGTTTGAAGTAGAATTCTCGGATTTGGACGCCATCTTTAATATCGGAGTAGATGCCCGTTACGCCATCGAACCATTGATAATTGTCCTCGGACCCACCAGCAACAAACTTACTCTTTTTCTCGTCGTGTTTATATTTGGCTTCAAGTTGTTCTCTGGGTAGTAACTTCCTATAGCAAATCCATTTAACTTCTCGCTGGCTATCGGCTTCGGGGTCAGTCAGGACATTGTACGGTGCCATTTTCTCATAGACTATTCCTCCCTCCCATTTTGGGACGGGTTCGCCTACGACATTCCCCAATTCGTCCAATTCGGTATCGTAACCTAAAAACTTGCCTGCGTTATCGTCCTGAAAAACCTTTGCATAGGTTTCGCCACAAACGACAAAATCATGGATGAGTTTGGAATAGAAGTCAGTCAGGTCATGCTCGACCTTAAGGCTATCGTAAACAGCTGTATTCAGCTCGGCCGATTTCTGATCTGCTAGTTCCTTGGCATTGGCTGGTTGGATGGCTGCGCCTGGCGCTCTGTTCTGAATGGAGTTTCTTATGAATTTTGTGATGTTTTGTATATGATTTTTGGTTATTCGTATCTGGGTTTTTGATTTCTGTTCTCGAAAATATGGACCCCTGGCATTAGAAAAACGGTCACGTCTAGGATGGTGATACCCAATATCCAATAGGATATTTGACCGGATTTCGGCAAAATGAGAATTTAATGCTGTGTCAGCCTCTTGATACAGGCTGTTCAGTTTTGCCAGGTCTTTCAACGTCATACCTCATGGCTTTTTCGTAAGCTAAAGGGTCATTAATCATTAATGTCTGCAGCTCTATGTCACGCAGATCACCGTCTGTTTCAATGTCTTGCTCAATATTCGCCTGGGCTTCTTGCGGAAGTCCTGTCTCGATTAGATTAGGAGCTGCGCTGTGGGAGACACTTGCGGCATCATGAAATGAAAGTTTCAAATCCCCACAACAAAACTCTTTAACACCTGTATCACGACATGACCGAATTATAGAGGAAATTTCTTTGGCTGTAAAATTTACCATTGTATTACTCCGAAAATAATGCTGCAGCGTCCGCTAGATTCTGGTCGATAGAATCACCCCAGTCCTGGCCTTCTACTCTGTCTAATCCCTTATAGAACCTCATTCGAGGGCATGTTTCCTCGTCGTCTTTTTTCTTTTTCTTTGACCGTGTCGATGTAATTTTGATCGGACAGCTACTTAATCCATATCGCAGAGCGTCCGCACAATCGTCTTTCCTGTTATTCTTCTTTGTTTTTTCTAGAATAGAGCCCAGCTCTTTCATTAATTCGCCAGTGTTACCCGTCCCTGGTCCCGTAAATATTTTTAGTTGACGGGTTCCGAAAATAGAATTTAAGAGCCCTACACCATGCTCATGGTTTTTATTGGCTGGCAGCATAGCCACACCCTCACGCTTCGCCATCTCCCCCAAGTCCGTTGCCGAGCCGTCATACCTAGTATGAGGTTCCACACCGAGCATTAGTTTTAGTTTTTTATATTGCTTCAGAAGGTCCCCTTGTGTAATTCGATCCTTTCCAGACTTCCAGACCAGCCTGACCCTGCACTTCACATAGTCTTGATGCACCGCAATAAAACAAATAGATGAAGGGTGTCCGCTGGCACCGCCAGCTCCAAAATCAATGCCGCACCAATATTCCCAATTTTCTATTTGCTTTTTGTTTAACGGCAGAGAGTTATGGACGCCATCATATTCCTGGTATAATAAGCCGCTGTCTTTTACGAACCTTCCCCAAACCCTTCGCTGTATTTCTCTGTCAGAGGAATACAGTGGTATTATGTCCTTCTCGATGCGCTCTTTAGTAAAAATATCCGAAGGGCTGCCGTCTGCGTAGCTCAGGCAATCGTACAATGAAATCTGCAATTTGAACGCTTCGGGAAATTTCTCTGTGGCCTCACCTTGCATTTCCATTGTCTGATAAAACATATCCTGGCCGAGGGTAGCAGTAAATACCGACGACACTAGACCACTTCCAAGGCCAGCTCTGGCTGACGTTCGAACCATAATTTCGTCCCAGTGCGCCTCTGGGCATTCCTCATCTAACGCGACGTAGTCAGCACTTATTGCCTGCATACTAGAGGTTTGCTGGGTGTAGTAACGCCAATGGATTGTCACGCCTGTATTAAATACGATGGCTTCAATATTCTTGTCCTTGTCTTTCAAGACTTTCCAGCCATATTGAGGATGGTCTTTATAGTCCTCCTTTGGCAGATAAAATTTCTTCCATTTTTCATCAAACTCTATTTTTCCGGTCCTCTGGTCAGGGTAGAAATAAACAAAGAGTGAGGGTCTTGCCTTGCCAAAATATTTCGGCCACAGCTCCGGTCTGGTGGCGAGGTTTAGCGTCTTTATTATCAGAATAGAGGACTTTCCAATCTGATTTGCAGCTGTGATAAATGCCAGCCGACCGACATAAAGCCAGAATGCTTTTTGCCATTCATACAGTTTATGCAGATTGCATTCGTCACCGTTTTCGCTCAGAAGGAATGGCAATTGTTGCCTTTTCCTCTTAATTCTTTGCAGCTCCTCAAGGTATCTTTTTCTTTGGTCCAACCTCGGCCTCCAGTATTTTAATTTCCTCCTCGACTTGCTCTGCGCTCAAATCAACTGGCAATGACGATTTTACTAACAGTGACCTCTGGACAGCTGCACCGTGTTTGCGATCTAGAAGTAGCTTGGCCATGTCGATTAATATTTTAGCCGATTTGTGATCGACCTTCCCCCCTGCGCCAATTAGGGGGACCGAAACTAGCTCGTAAAATCTGGAAGTAATGGCCGTGATTAGGTTATCGGTGGCCTGGCCAAAATTGTGCATAGGTCGGCCAATGAATGCAGCCTTCATTTTATTTCGCATTCGGGATTTCCAGATAGCCTCGGAGCAAATGCCGTCAAAGAAGTCCTTATCTAAGAGTCGCTTCAGTTTCCCCGTTTCGAAGTCCTGTAATTTACGAGCTAGACGTAGGCGCAGTTCCCAGTCGGTGGCGTCAGGCTTGGCTGCCCTAACCACGTCAGCGTCCGACATTTCGCTGACCTCATCGTCGTCGGGAATAATTGCCCTGACGATTGGTGTGGGCAATCGGTCGAGGTTTTTGGCAAACAGTTCGAAATCTGGCACAAAAAAAGTCTCCTGGTGTTTTAAAACAGGAGACTATCTTAAGATTCTCGATTGATGAAATTTGCGGTCATGTAATGGGGTCCACTGTATGTTTAGCCTTCTTTTTAGCTGGCTTCGTTTTAGCGGCCTCTGGCTTCGGTTCTCTCGTCGGTTTCGGTTCCACTGGTTTAGTCTGACCGGAAATTAAACCCTCCGTTCCAGGGACACCATTTAGCAAACCAGCTGCAGCTCTAAGTTTCGATAGAGCTGTGGCCACAGTATTCCCTTCTAGACCTTCAACGATTTTAATTACCTTGTCTAACATTTTAACGACACTCCTTAGTCATGAAAAATAAACAGGGACACCGATAATTTGGTGTCCCCCCTACAGCGTATTAGATTCGCAAAGAAGAATCACATTCCCTGGTCCCACAAATATTAACGTAGGGACTTTTAAAATGAAACTCTGGAAACTTGCAGACTTTTTTTACGATGAAAAACCGAGAACAATTGAAACCTACCCCAATATAAATCCCTTCAATGACAGCACTGCCGGCCGAGTAATTGGCTGGTGGTCCGGTGGCGTAGCAAGTGCCGTTGCATGCAAACTTGCGCTCGAAAGATGGGGTGACCGAGTAGAGCTGGTGTTTTGCGATACTGCAATCGAGCACCCAGATACATTCAGATTTATGGCCGACTACAAGCGAGTTATGGCTGTGGATATCACGATAATTAAGTCCACAGAATACTCAGAACCCGAGGACGTTTGGCGCAGATTCAACGGGCTAAACTTCGCCAATGGTGCGCCTTGTAGTACCTACATGAAAAAATACCCTCGAATAAAATATCAGGAGTTATCCACAGATTTCGCTCAAGTGTTTGGGTTCGATTTCTGCAAGAGAGAAATGATTCGAGCTACTAATATGCTCGTCAACAATCCTGACCTAAATCCGGTTTTTCCACTTCTCGTCGAGCAATACGATAGGCCTAAAATTGCCTCAGTGCTGGCTCACTTGGGAATATCTCCCCCAGTCTCATATAAGCATTTCCTAAACAACAACTGCATCGGACCAGAGGACAGCCCGATAGGCGGCTGCGTTCAGGGAGGTATAGGCTACTGGCAGAAAATGGAGCGTCTATATCCCAAGAAATATGAATACATGGCAAATATGGAGCATGAGCTATCGGCTGCCAAAGGAAAACCTGTCACCGTCAACAAAGATCAAAGAAATGGCCGAGTGGGGAACCGCCTTTTTCTGAGAAAATCAATTCAGTTTCCAGAAGTCGAGACTATCGCAGCTCTAAGAGGACGCCAGCCAGTCACGCCTTTCGAATGCAATGGGTTCTGCAGTACGGATATTTTGCCAACTGGCAATTAAGACCTACACTGCACAGTCACTAACCAAGGAAGGAATATTATGTCATTAAATAAAGCGATGCTTATTGGTAATTTAGGTCAGGACCCCGAGCTGAGATATACCCAGTCCGGTATCGCAGTCTGCACTCTAAACCTGGCGACTTCGGAAAAACGGAAAGACAAGGATGGCAATACCGAGGAGCTAGTGGAATGGCATAGGGTTATCGTCTGGAAGCAACAAGCCGAAAATTGCGCTAAATATCTGGCCAAGGGCTCGTCAGTCTACTGCGAAGGTCGAATAAGCACTCGCAAATGGGACGATAAGGAAGGCGTCACACGATACACTACAGAAATTACCGCCTTTCAGGTCCAGTTTTTAAGTAAGGCCAATAAAGAGGATGGGGGAGGCTCGGCAAAACCCCAAGGTGCTTCAAATCACCAATCTGAAACCGATCTAAATGATATTCCATTTTGAAGGCGATGAAATGAAATCTGTTTTTACAAAGGCTCAGGCCTTGCGTGACATGCACTCCCTTAAACTATGGTTCGATGACGTAGCAGAGGAGATACGGGAGGCTGGCAGCCTTGAGCCGATTGGTGCCGACGAGACTATCGAAGAAACAATCGAATTCTTCGAATGGGCTGGCGACAAATTAAAAGGCGCTATCAGAATGCTCACCCCATAGATTGGCTGTAATTTTTTCAAATATTAAGGGCTGTGATTGCAGCCCTTTAACCCTAGCCATTCGATTGGCTGTATTTTTTCAATATTTTTTCTTCAGATCACGACGAGGAGGCGTGCCTTTAATTCGTCCCCCAGAGCTATCTCCCTCATTCATGCCACCGGATGAGGGTCTGCCGATTTTCTTCCTTGCCCATCGTTTCCCTTTTTCGACCGCCTTGCCAATGTCCTCGACGACACCTTTTTTTTCTGGCTCCTCGTCGTCTGGGTTACCTATCATTGTACCCTTGACTTCTGGTCCCTCGTCATCGGGGTTACCTACTTCAGTACCTCTGGTTTTGGACTTATTGCGATATTTATCGGTCATCACTTTCTGCAAACTTCCCTCTGATAATTTTTTCTTGCCGTCCTTAGAGTAGAGGGTCCATGACCCATTCTTTTTTTTCATCATAGCTCTGTCCTAAATTTAAGTTGGATATTGTGTCATAATAGACCAAAAAGGGGTTAGTCATGTCCAAAAAAAGTTACCTGACATATCCTAGAGGATATGACGATTTACCAGAGGACGCATTAAATGGCTGTGGTCCGGCTGGCTGGAAATTTGATTTAGTCCCCGACACTATCTGGGGTTTATGCGTGACTGAGGCCTGCAATATCCATGACGCTATGTATTACACTGGTCTTGACGAGAAGGACCGAACGCATGCCGATAACACATTCCTCAACAATCTAAACAGAATCATAACTCATGAAAGTAGGTTTAAGTTTCTTGCCAGGTTTAGGAGGCGTAGAGCTTGGCTTATGTTTGCAGCTGTCAGAAAATTTGGCGGTAACCATTTTAGTGACTATGGTTCTTAAGGACCTCTTCCCAGATGGCCTCAATTTTCTTAAACAGAATCTCATCATTTGTTCTGAGGAGCGATAGAGCCTTGGTTTGCTCAGTAATGAAATCTTTTTGAGTTTTGTAGTAGTCTGAGAAGGAATCTAGAAACTCCCCAAACTGTTTTTGTGTAATGCACTCACTCTCAACTACTCGACGAGCGTTAAGAAAATCCAAAACAAGTTTGATAATGCCATAAGCAAAGATCCCTCCAACGCCAATTTGTGCTAAGTCTTGAAGTGTCATCACATGATATTATCACAAAATTTAGGAGTAAATTAAGATATGGCATTGGAAACTTTACTAGGACTAACGGAAATTGGCGGCTACAAAATAGCCAATATGTCGGAGCTGGAACAGCTGATAGCTGGGGTATTCAGCGATGAGGACACAAGCAAAATTCAATCTGCTTTTAGCAATGGGGTATTCATTCGCCACCACAAAAATACCCTGTCCTTCAAAATTCAGGACGGACCAATAAAAGAGAATGGCCTCAACGGCTGCCAGGTCGATACCCTGATTGAAACCGCCAGGGTCATAATTAATGGCCTAAATAAAAAGTTTCCCTGCGATGAGAATATCCGCTGCATTCATCATTTGGACGCAGCCCTAATATCTTTAGGCGCTAGAAAAAAGGACCGAGAAAAACGAAATGTTGAGGGCTGTTCGCATGTCTAAATTTCTTAGGATGCCAGTAGAAGTGGAGGCAATACAATTCTTTATTAAAAATTGGGATCACCGATGGTTCAACCGAGGCATCCATAAAGGTAATGCACCTTCGAAAGGTCGCAGAAAATCGAAGCCTATATTCCTGCTAAAAACTAGCAACGGTCCAGTAGCAGTCCGAGATGGGGACTGGGTTGTGACAGAATCGAACGGTGATAAATATCCTGTCAATCGTGAGCTATTCAGAGAAATGTTTAAAAAACTATGAGGAAAAAAATGCTTGAATTATGTCTATTTCTACTCGGTTCCTTCCTTGGTTGGTATGGCAATGATCTGACCAGGCCAGACCCTACCTCCAAGCAAGTTTGCGAACAAATCCTAATGAATTTGGAATACGATTCGCCAGAATTAGAGTGCGAAGAAATGATTTACGACCTCGGCCTAGACCTTCACAAGCCAATCGGTCATTGATGAGGAGGGTCACCAGGGTATACGGCACTTGCGTCATTTAAAATGGCATCAAAATCAAATGGTGGCTCTTGTTTGCACTCGACCTCGATCATTATCGGGGTTTCTTCGCATTTCCTCTTGACTGTTATAGCTACCCACGACAAATACGCACCAAAAAGAGCATAAGCCAGCAAGTCAATCATATCCAAAACCCTTCGATACAGGGAGCGTCATTAAAATTACGATTAATCCAAAATAGTTCCTTTGGTGCCATAAAATCAAGAATTTCCTGAAAAACCTTTGAGTGAATGGAAATATTAGCGTCTGCGTGCGCTCCATTCGCATCAATTTCAGTTTTTCTAATCACATATTCCCCTGGAAAGTCCTTGGGATTTTTATAAAGTGTGTAGATTTTCAAGTAAAGTCCTTCACATAGGCTGGGTAGTCAGGGTAAATAGTTTGAACCAAATCTCTCCTAGCTGACAAAGGCCTGATTCTACAAAAAGCATTGTGTTTGGCTGCGTCCGCTGGGGTCTTGGTTCGGGAACCGCCACCGCCAGCCTCGATCACTCGAGCCTCATCAATCATAAATGCAATATGAGTTATACGCTCATGAGTACCGTAAAAGGCTAATGCTCCGGCATCCCTGTAGTCAACTAAACCATTCGATAGGAAGTGCTTATAGAGCCCGTGTGCCGTCTGGTCACCAGGAGGGTCCATTCCTACACTTGCCAGTATCTCTTGCGCCAGGCCGCTACAATCGAACCCTAGGACAGTATCGTCGCCTCCCCAGATATACGGCAGGCCTAAAAATGAATTTGCATAGTCTATGAGTGTCCGCACAAGCTACTCCTCAATGATAAATTGTATGGACGCTGGCCTTGCCGTCCATTGCATTCCTATACTTTATTTCATTTACTGATTCCCTCATTTCGTCCAAGTCTATTCTAATCTCGGCTTGTCTGTTTGAAATGACCCATAGAATCACTAAACCAACTATAATCAAAACAGCCATGAGGATACACAGCGTAGCAATCATTTAATATCTCCTTTGGATTTGGGATTAAAGCCTAGTAGATCTTTAGATGGCAGTCACGATAAAACTTCACTCTGGCTTTAAGCCTAGTAACTTCATCCAAACATTCCCTAAGAAAATTTGCCTGGACTTCATTCGCTTCGATATACAAATCTAAGGTTTCCCAGATTTCGATAAGTTTTTCCGGTGGCAGCCAAGGCCTGCTTTTTAAAATCAGAATTTCTTTGGGACTAAGCATTTCTCAATTTTATCAAAAAACCCTGCGAAGGATAAGGGAGGCACGACCGTTCCGAGTGGGGTCAGCAAAGCCGCATTGATTTTGTCGATCTAGTTTGAAGTTTATTCGGCTGCGTCTTGCATGCAATGAGCCTTTGTTTGGGTCAGCAATTAAGTTGGAGTTTACATTGAGGCTTGGGTTATATATTTAAGATATACGAAGTATTATAGGTGTTCTACGAAATATTAAGCCCACGATTTCAGCCTGTTATGAGCATGAAAATAAATTTGTTCTACGAATGCTCTACGAACAACGAAACTTGTAGAAAAATATAAACATATTATTCAGACGGTTACAAAAACGGGGTCTACGAATGCTCTACGAAGAATGGAGCATTCGTAGAGCATGTTCTACGCAAAAAACAAATCAAACTTGCTAGACGAAATTACCCTCTGTTAAAGTTCGACTTTTAATATAAACATGGATATTTTATGGCTACATACCGCAGAAAATCACCAGCCCAGAAGAATCGCTATGCCCTGGCTGGTGTCCTCGAGCGTAGAAAGAAATTTAAAAGTTGTTACAAGGTAGCAGGATTTTTGCTGGACGCGTTCACACTCTCAAACGGTAAAATCAAACTCGATGGGCTAAAAAAAGCAGGGCTCATCAAGGGTCATTCTGGGGATTTTACGAAATGGAGGCAGCCTCTTATAGATGAGGGTTTCCTCCTAGCTCCTGTCGGAAACTACAAAGACAAGACTTTCAAACACTCTCTGCATGAAGCTGGACCCAGGCTAATAAAATACGTTGCAAAGGCCGTTGCTATCACACAAAACGAGAATGAGCCGACCTTCGGCAGCCGATTAGACAGCGTAGAGGAAAGTGTCGGGGAGCTAAAAGAGGCTATGCGTCACGTCATAGAATACATTGACCCTCCTCATACCGAAGAAAAACAAGCTGAATACGTTAAAAACCCTGGCAAATTAAAGGATGGGTTAGACAAAAAAGTCGCTGAGAATAGAGCGAAGTTGAGGGTAGTATGAAGAAAAATTTTCTAGAAATGAAAGACAGCTGTGGCAATACTCTAGCCTTTCGCAATGAGGCCGAACGTCTTTTTTTTACGTTTGCATTGATGACATTCAGCACAGAATTCTCTAACTTCATCCACTGCGAAATACCCTTTGGTGCCTACCATGAAATACACTGGCGAGGCGCTCAAATGAATAGGAAAGGCCACCTTACATGGTATGGCATCGTCAGAGACAATAACGAGAAAGGGCTGTCGTCCCTCGTCACGGTAGGCAGAGATAAAAAGGGAGTGCTGATAGATGGCTCTGAAGGTATGGTATTTTTTAGGTCTGACCCCGTAGCCAGGGACGCTGTAGTGGAAATGATTCGAGAAATAGACTTCGGCTCTAAAAAGGATTGGAAACGAATTTGACACCAGCCAGAAGGCTCGTCGAGAACGGGCTAAAGATCTACAACGGTTCCTACGACGAGCTGGCTAAAGCCTCTGGCGTCACCGTCAAATACCTTAAACAAATCACTAACGGCAAACAGCCAGGGGTTCGCAATGTTGAAAAACTATTAAAATGGGGAATACTTTTCAGGAGGCCTTGAGGGTTTAGGCTCTACGGTCTGAGGTATTTTGTTTAGTAATGTCCAGGGTCCACTCTGGTTAGTCCACAGCGTCCCGTCATCACAAGCCGCCACAGTGATGACTTCATTTCCCTCACCGAGGGCTATTGATACTGCTATTGGTTTCCTCATTTTACTATTCTCAATCCCTTTGTATTATCAAACTTCGAAGCGATCTTTATTAATCCCTCATCCCAAGGTCCAGTCGTATCTCCTCGTCGCCTGCATTGTGCTAGGCATTCTTCAAGGGAATACCTCAACTCTCGAAGGACTTTCATTCTTGAATTGTGGTCGGCTACTGGCATCCTTATGACTATTTTCTCACCGCCTCCCTCTTGCTGGTAAAAAGTCTCGTAGCACTCGTCCTTAACTTCCAGCCAGGCATGCGCTGCAGGCTCGTCGCTGCCGTCAAACAAAACCTCGGCATGGACGACTGTGATACTTTCGGGCTCGAAGTCATTTCGCTTTACTAGATAGAGGACCAGCGCGCCTACATCGTCGAAGCATTCACCTGTGGCGTAGCAATCCATTTAAACCTCATCATAAGAAGCTTCGAATATATCTGGTTTGCATGGGTAACATTCGCCTTTGAGGCCTCTAATAATATAGTCCCCTTTTAAAGCCAGCATAGTCCCTTCTAGGGTCAATATTTCTAGCTCTTGAATCGTAGTTTCCCCATTCATATTCCCCGTTAGTTTCGTCCCCATAAACTCGCATAGATCGGCATAAGATTTTCCAGACCCATCCCACTGAATCGCTTCGATAACAACAGGCTTTTTCCTATAGCTTTTCATTTAATCCTCCATGTCTAGTGCCAGCTTCAGTCCCCGTTCCATTTGCTCGAGCTGATTCACACGTTTCATCAAATCAGACCAGAGCTGGTCGGACATTTTTAAACTAAGCCGACCTTTCAGCGTAGCCAGGCGATGCGATACTTTTTTTTCTAAAGCCTCTGTCTCGGCTACTAATTCTTTCAATATGTCAACTCTCATTCCGTGATTCGATCACTCGAGTATCAGAATCTCGTTTGATTTGCATGTCACGCAGCTCTTTCCCTGCAGCCATGTAAGCGTATTCCAGATGGTCTACGAATTTCGATAGCCAAGGTCCTTCCTTAAAATAGGTTCGGCCTAGACGCTCTAGCTCTATGAATTTGTATTTGAGTACGGTCTGCAGTTCCACTGACTGGCTGTCATACTGGACATAGTCAAATCGTGATCTTTCCATAAAATCTCCTGAAATTAAAAAATAGGTGTGGGCTGAACTTACCTGGCGTCCCGACCAAGCTTATTCTCACTTACGTGCCTCGGGCACAGGGAACCCACCAGTCTTGCTGAAACTGTCCGACCGAAGGTATCACAAAAAAACCTACTCCAAACTAATGAAGTAGGTTTCATTTGATTCGATAGCAGCGAACCTAAACTAATCTAAAACAGAATACCTTGCTACCGCTGACATTTCCGAATCGAATACTGTAACCGATTCGATACCTCCAAAATATTCCACATATTTCTAAGCGGCCTGTTCGCCATAACCAGCACCGAATCGGCTACTAACC